GTATCGCGCGCATTAGTCAATAATGGGAGTTTCGGCACGAAACGTGTTTTTGGAGTGATCGGTACGAAAAAACAGGAGTTTCTTGATGGGCGGCAGGCCAGCGATCCCCGACGCGGTAAAACTTCTTCGAGGGAAGTTGAGGAGCGGTTCGTTGAACCGGAACGCGCCGAACCCGCGCCGCGTCGAACCGGAGATGCCCGCGTTCCTCGATAAGGACGCGCGCAAGGAGTGGCGGCGGCTCGCGCCGCGGATGGTGCAACTCGGGATGCTCACCGAAGTCGACGGGTTGGTCTTCGCCGGTTATTGCGAACTGCTGTCTGAGATCACGCGCGTCAATCGGCAGTTGAAAAAGTTCAAGGGAGACTTTCTCGTTGACAAGGTTGTCGAGGTGTACGAAGAAACCGATGCGGATGGCAAGGCGATTCGGTGCGAGCGCGTGGAACAGAAACAAAATCCGCTGATCGTCATCAAGAGAAACATTCTTAATCAAATTCGTCTCTACTGCAGCGAGTTCGGGTTGACTCCGTCGAGTCGCAGCAAGATGATCGTTCCTACCGGGCCACAGGCCGTTCCAGATAAAGACGAGGAGTTTTTGAGTGGACTATGAGCCGTGCTCGGTTGATCTGTACGCTCTCGACGTTTGGGAGGGCCGGATCGCCGCGTGCAAGTGGGTCCGGCTCGCGTGCTGGCGGCACCTGCACGATCGGACTCACGGTCCCGACCGCGGGTTGCGCTTCGACGCGGACACCGCGGATCGCGCGATCAGGTTCTTTTCGGAGTGCCTGGTCTTCTACGAAGGTGAGTTCGACGGGAAGCCGTTCACTCTTCTTCCGTTCGAGGAGTTCATCGTCGGGAGCCTGTTCGGGTGGAAGACCGCGGACGAGTTCCGGCGGTTCCGCACCGCGTACGTCGAGATGGCGAAGGGGAACGGCAAGTCACCGCTCGCCGCGGGCATCGGGTTGTATGGTCTCATCGCGGACAAGGAGCCGGGTGCCGAGATCTACTCGGCCGCGACCACGCGGGATCAGGCCTCGATCCTGTTCCGCGATGCCAAGGCCTTCGTGGAAGGGTCCGAGGCTCTCCTCCGGCGGTTGATCGTTGACAAGGGAAACATCGGCTACGCGGCGCAGAACAGTTTCTTCCGGCCGGTGTCTTCGGAGCACCGGGGGCTCGACGGGAAGCGGCCGCACATCGCGTTGATCGACGAGATCCACGAACACCCCAGCGACATCGTGGTGAACAAGATGCGCGCCGGCACGAAGGGTCGCCGGCAAGCGCTCATCTTCGAGATCACGAACAGCGGATACGACCGGCACTCGGTTTGCTATCAGCATCACGAGTACACCGAGAAGATCCTCGAGGGCGTCGGCGTCGAGAACGGGATGGCGAACGACTCGTGGTTCGGGTACATGACCGGTCTCGACGTTTGCGAGAACCACGCCAACGAGGGGAAGTCGATCCCCGTGGACGATTGCCCCGACTGCGACTCCTGGAAGGACGAGTCGAAGTGGCTCAAGGCCAATCCGGGCCTCGACGTGATCATCCCGAGAAAGTATCTTCGAGAGCAGGTCGCCGAAGCGAGCGAGATGCCTTCGAAGGAGAACATCGTCAAGCGGTTGAACTTCTGCATCTGGACGGAGAGCGTCACCAAGTGGATGTCGCTCGACAGGTGGCGCGTCTGCGACGGCATCGCCGATCCGGAGGAACTCCGCGGCCGATCCTGCTACGGCGGTCTCGACCTGTCATCGGTCAACGACGTCACCGCGTGGATCAAGGTGTTTCCGCCCGAAGAGGAAGGCGAGAAGTACAAAGTTCTCTGCCGGTTCTTCCTTCCCGCGGACAACCTGCGGGAGCGCGTGCGGCGCGACAAGGTTCCCTACGACGTTTGGGTGCGGCAGGGCTTCATCACGACGACTCCGGGGAACATCATCGACTACGCCTTCATCCTGGCGGCTATCGAGCAGGACACGAAGGACTTCATGATCGTGGAGCTGGCGTTCGACCGGTGGGGATCGCAGAAGATCACGACGGATCTTCAGAACCTCGGCTTCGAGGTCGAGGGGAAGAAGAACCTGATCCAGTTCGGTCAGGGGTTCGCGTCGATGGCCGCACCGACCAAGGAACTGGAGAAGATGGTTCTCGCCGGTGAACTGGCTCACGGAGGAAACCCGGTGCTCGCGTGGATGGTCAGCAACACGGTCGTGCGCACCGACCCGGCGGGGAACATCAAGCCGGACAAGGAGAGAAGCACGGAGCGCATCGACGGCGTCGTGGGCCTCGTGATGGGGTTGTCGCGCGCGATGCTGCGCGTAGACGATACCGACACGGTCTACTCGAGGCGCGGGGTGATCTCCGGGTGAAAGCGTTCATCTTGAAAGTCGCGTCGCACGTAGAGTTCTGCGACGTGTGCCTGTTCGGCGGCTTCGCGTTATTGGGGTATGGCCTGTGGCTGTATCTGCCGTGGCTTTCCTACGTCGTCTGTGGAGGCGTTCTTATGTCGATCGGTCTTTTCATGGGACGGGGTAGCGGCACGTGAGCATCGCGAGTCGGATCATGCGCCCGAAGTCGATGAGCCCCGATGAACTCTCTCGGTTGATCACCTCGACATACGGCGGAGGCGCTACCGGGTCCGGCGTGTCCGTCACAACGCGCTCCGCGATGCGGGCGATGGCGGTTCACTCGTGCGTCACGATCAAGGCCAACGCCATCGCGCAACTCCCGTGTCACCTGATGCAGCGCGACGGGCGGAACAAGAAACAGGCAACCGACTTCTACCTGTACTCGCTCTTGCACGATCAACCGAACGAGTGGATGACCGCTCCGGAGTTCTGGGGGATGGTCTCGGCGTGTCTCGATCTTCAGGGGAACTTCTTCGCGTTGAAGACCGGGTTGCCGGGGCGACCGATCCGCGAGATCGTTCCGTGTGCTATCGGTTCCGTGGAGGAAGTGATCCAGACGCCGAACTACGGGCTGTGGTACAAGGTCCGTCGGCCCACGTCGGACTCGACGAACGACGGCACGATGAAGAACTCGTCCACCATCGTGGACACCATCCCAGGAAACCGGATCATGCACCTGCGCGGTCTCGTGCTGAACGGTTTCATGGGACTTAATCCGATCGCCTACGCGCGCGAGTCCATCGGCCTGGCTCTCTCGACGGAGAAGCACGCGGCGAAGTTGTTCTCCCACGGAACGCTGCTCGGCGGTCTCCTGAAGTGGGACAAGCACTTCAAGAGCGACGATGATGCGAAGCGTCTCATCGCGTCGTTCAACGAAGTTTATTCCTCGGTGGAGAACGCGCACAAGACGGCGCTCCTCGAGGACGGCGTCACCTGGGAGAAGATGCAGATGACCTCCGAGGATTCGCAGTTCATGGAGGCGCGGAACTTCCAGAAGAAAGAGATCGTCGATTTGTTTTTCGGGATGCCGTTGTCGATGCTGCAGAGCGGCGACAAGGTGGCGACGTACGCGAGCGCGGAACAGTTCGCGCTCCAGTTCGTGACGTACACGTTGATGCCGCGGCTGGTGAACATCGAACGCGGGGTGAGTCGCGATTGCCTGACGTCGGAGGAGAAGAAGATCTACTACCCGAAGTTTTCCGCCGAAGGATTGCTCCGCGGGGATTCGGCCGCGCGGGCAACGTGGTATCGGGAGATGATCAACGCCGAGGTGATCTGTCCCAACGAGGCGCGGGAGAAGGAAGACTACAACCCCTACGACGGTGGCGACGAGTTCAGGACTCGCACGAGTTCGGTCAAGCAGCCCGAGAGCGCGCCGCCTCCGAAAGAAGGAGCGCCGAAATGATCGACGATCAGAAAAACTTACAGGGGGCAGGGATGATACAGAATCATCGCAACGGGAAGAACGCGGAAGCGGTGGCGCGCTTCTGGGGCAAGTCCCTGGACAAGCCGGACTGGTACTCGGTGAAGGGGCTGACGGAGGACGAGGGCGAGGTGATGATCTACGACATCATCGGGTGGCCGTACAACGACGCCACCGAACTCGTGCGCGCGATCCGCGGCTTCACCGGGAAGTCGCTTCTCGTGCGGATTAACTCTCCCGGTGGTGACGTGTTCGACGGGACGGCGATCTTCAACGCGCTGGCGAACCACTCCGCGAAGGTCACGACTCGCGTGGAAGGGGTCGCCGCGTCGATGGCGTCGGTGCTGGCGATGGCCGGCAAGGAAGTGCAGGCATACTCCAACACGATGATGATGATCCACGACCCGTGGGTCATCGCGATGGGCAATCAATACGACCTGCGCGAGATCGCGGACCTGCTGGAGAAGATCGGCGGGAACCTCATGGACATCTACACGGGCAAGACGAAGACCGGGAAGAAGGAAATGAAGCAGATGATGGCCGACGAGACGTGGATGACGGCCAAGGAAGCGGAGGAGAAGGGATTCGTCGACACCGTGCTCACGTCCGGCAAGGCGGCGAAGGCCCAGTTTGACCTGTCGATGTACGCGAACGCTCCGGATGGTTTCTCCGGGGTGAAGACAGGGCGTGACCTGACGGAACGCGAGATCGAACGTGCCCTGCGGGACGCAGGCGCGAGTCGAAACTTCGCGCGCGCCGTCGCTGTGGGACGCAGCGACGGCGACTCTGGAGATCAGCGGGACGCTGAAAACCAGAGGCTGCAGCACGTGGACGGCATCCGGGCGGAACTGACTCGAATCATATCAAAGGTGAGGAGGTAACGGAAATGGAAGGACTCAAGCAGTTGATCGAGGACCTCGGGCGCGCGTTCGAGGAGTTCAGGGGAGAGAACGACCGGCGGATCAAGGCTATCGAAGCCAAGGGCAGCGTGGACCCGTTGCTCACGGAGAAGGTGGAGAAGATCAACGCGGAGATGGGCACGATGGTCGCCACGAAGAAAAACTTCGAGGCGATGAAGGCGCAGTTGGAGGCCATCGAGACCGCGGTCGCGCGGGCCGAGTTCCCCGGCGGTGGCAGGACGGAGAAAAACCCCGACAAGGCGGCGCACGCCAAGGCGTTCGATCGCTGGTTCCGCAAGGGCGTCTCCGACGGCCTGATGGATCTGCAAATCAAGGCCTCCGCGTCAACGCTCTCCGACCCGGATGGTGGCTTCACCGTTCCGGAGGAAGTGGATTCGGCCATCGACCGCGTCGCGCAGACCATGTCCGCGATGCGCCGGCTCTGCACGGTCCGGTCGATCTCGACCGACACGTACAAGAAGCTCGTCAACCAGGGCGGAGCCTCCAGCGGGTGGGTCGCGGAGAAGGCGTCGCGCGCCGAGACCAACACGCCGACCCTGGCGGAGATCGCCATCAACACGAAGGAGATCTACGCACAGCCGGCAGCCACGCAGACCCTGCTCGACGACAGCGCCATCGACATCGGCGGGTGGTTGGCCGACGAGGTGGGGATCGAGTTCAACGAGCAGGAAGGCGACTCGTTCATCCACGGGAACGGCGTCGAGAAGCCCAAGGGCATCGCCGGATACACGATGATCGCGAACTCCGGTTACTCCTGGGGCAAGGTCGGCTTCACCGTCTCGGGGCACGCGACGCTCCTCAACAACGCCGACAAGTTGATCGACCTGCAGCACTCGCTGAAGGCGATCTACCGCGGGAGTTCGGCGTGGCTCATGAACGACATCACCTTCTCCGTCCTCCGCAAGTTCAAGGATGGCGAGGGGAACTACCTCTGGAGGCCGGGTCTCCAGGAGGGGCAGTCGGACACGCTGCTCGGCAAGCCGGTCGAGATCGACGACAACGTGGACGACATCGGTGCGGGGAAGTTCCCCGTCTTCTTCGCCAACTTCAAGCGGGCATACCTGATCATCGACCGCCTCGGCACGCGCGTTCTGCGCGACCCGTACACCAGCAAGCCGTTCGTTCTGTTCTACACGACCAAGCGGGTTGGTGGCGGGATCGTGATGTACGAAGCGATCAAGGCTCTCAAGATCTCGGCGTAAGATCTGACTTTCACTACGACAGGAGGTAAAAGATCATGAAGGATTCGTACAGTCACTTGGTTCCGGTTCAGGCGGTCGCGCCGGTGAAGGTGCTGGATGCGACCGTTCCCGCCGCGGCTGAAGTCGATCTCGCCGGGTTCAACTCGGCGCTGATCGTCACCAGTTGGGGCGCGAAGGTCGGTGGCGACACCGGCACGATCGACGTGGCTCTCACGCACGCCGATGACAACGGTTCCGGCGCGGCCGGTGCATACGCGGACGTGGCCGCGAAGGACGTGCTGGGCGTGACGCCTTCCTCGGGCATCATCAAGAACCTGGCGGGCGGCGCGGTGAACGCCGGCATCGCCAAGGTCGGGTACGTCGGCGGGAAGCGGTTCATCAAGATCACGGTGACCGAGTCCGATGCCAACGCGACTGGCACGATCATGTCGATCGTGGTAGTCAAGGGTCACGGGCAGGACGCTCCGGCGGTCTAGCAACACCGTTCCCTTAAGTGGGATAGGCCTCGGGAGGTGATCCGGCCTCCCGAGGCCGCAACCAACGGATAACGGAGGAAGCGCACATGGCAGACACGTCGTATCAGCCGAAGGTGTACAGGAAGCAGGGCGGCGAGGAACTGGTCGTTGCCGACGGTGGACAGATCCTCGTCGAGAGCGGCGGGAAGATCATGCTCGGCGCGGTCGAACTGGCCATGGCCGGTGCCGCCATCGCGGACATCACCGCGACCGCCGCGGAGATCAACGCGGTTGCCGACGTTTCCGAGAACACGGAGATCGTCATCGCCGCGAACGTCATCACCGCCGCTGAGAGTGGGAAGACTTTCTTCCTGAACGCGGCCGCGGAGTTTGCCTCGACGCTCCCGGCTCCCGCCGCGGGGCTGCGATTCTCCTTCATCGTGACCGCCGCTCCGGTGGGTGCCAACTACACGGTTGGCACGAACGCGGGAGCGAACATCATCAAACTGCTCTGTGTCAACGCAGAAGGCGTTGCCGGCGCGTCGGACACGGACGCCGATGTCGTGAACTTCGTGGACGGTCAGGCGGTTGCTGGTGACCGGCTGGACGTGATCTGCGACGGCACCAACTGGTTCGCGTACGGGTCCACCAAGGTCGCCGCGGGGATGACCTCGGGCACGACTTAATCGGCACTTAACACCATCCGTGGTGGGCCGGTCTCGATGACGGCCCACCTTGAAAAGAGGGTTGAGCGATGACGGTGCGAGCGGTAGGAGATATTGGCAATAAGTTCATCGGGCTTTCCACCGATGCGAAGCCGACGGGCGTGCCGGTCGGTTCCGAGTTCTGGTGCTACGACACCGGAATCCTGCTGAAGTGCTACGACGGCACGAACTGGGTCGCGTACAGCGAGAACAGCGTCGTGCAGCCGGGGTCGATCAACCTGCAGCAGGCGGCGAACACCTACGACCTGTTCACGGCGACGGGCGGCGGAGTCATGATCGAGTTCTTCTCGATCACGCTCCCGAACGTGGACGTGTCGAACGACGTCAACATCACATCCATCGCCGTCGTGACGGACACGACCGCAGTCATCACGTTGCTGTCGGCCGCGCAGGGTGCGAAGGCGAACCTCGCAGCGAACGCCGCCTTCTCCTACGCGTTGCCGTTCGCACTGCCGGTCGGAAAGAAGATCCGGCTGACGATCGCGGGCGGTGCGGCGGACGCCTCCACTCTCTGCGTCACGTCCTGCCGGTATCGGGGGATCAACCCCGCCGGGTATCTGGCGTAGACGATGCCTCCGGTCATCATCACGCGGCCGACGATCGAACCGATCACCGTTGCCGAACTGAAGGAACACCTTCGCGTGGAGACCGTCGACGAGGACACGCTTATCAGTGGCATTCTCACGGCGGTTCGGGAACAGGTCGAGGACCTGACGCGACGCGCGCTCTTGACTCAGACATGGGAGTGTTATCTCGAGCAGTTCCCATCTCGCAACTACATCGCGCTCCCGTTCGGGAATCTGCAGAGCGTCGCGTTCGTGAAGTGCAAGGACTGTTATGGGATCGAGTCGACGCTGACGGTGGACACGGATTACATCGTCGAGAAGAACGGTGACAACCACGGGCGGATCGTGCTTCCCTATGAACGGACGTGGCCCAGCAACGTTCTGTTCCCGTCGAAGCCGATCACGATTCGGTTCACCTGCGGGTGGGTGACGCGCGATGACGTCCCGGTGAAGATCAAGCAGGCGATCAAGTTGCTCTGCGCGGAACAGTACGAGAATCGCGGCGAGTCCGTCATCGGTCAGACGGTCGTGTTGAACAAGGCGGCGGAGAACCTGATCTGGTCGGAGCGCTTGTGGGGAGAGTTTTAATGCGCATCGGTCCGATGGACAAGCGGATCGAACTCCAGGCGTTCACGGCCGTCTCGGACGGGATGGGCGGTTCTACGAAGACGTGGACTACCGAGGACACGACGTGGGCTGCGATCTGGCCGGTCTCCGCGAGCGAGACCATCCGCGCGCAATCACCGACGATGACGGCGACGCATCGCATCCAGATGCGGTATCGCGAGGAACTGCAGGTGAAGGCGTCGTGGCGCGTCAAGTACGGTGCACGGTATTTTTCCATCGTGAGCATCATCAACAAGGATGAGAAGAACATTCAACTCGACCTGCTTTGCCGCGAGGTCGTTCAGTGAAAAACTTGACGACGGCGATCTTCTCGAAGGCGACGGGCAGCGCGTTCTTGACCGGTATCGGTGGCCGGCTCTACAAGAACCGCGCCGATCAAGACGCGGCCTGGCCGTACGCGGTGTTCTTCGTCGTGGATGACACTCCTCGCCTGACGTTCAAGGACACCATCGAAGAAGTCCTCGTGCAGTTTTCGATCTTCTCGCAGGCATCGAGCAGCGCGGAGATCGAGGACCTGTTCACGAACCTGAAGGCGCTCTACGACAACGCGGAGTTGACGATCGTCGGCAACACCTTCTTGATGATGAATCGCGCGGGCGCGAGTCTCGTGACGGTTCCCGCCGACACGGAGACTGGCGAGGGCGAGTACTGGCAATATGATGTTGACTACAACGTGACGATGCAGAAAACTTGATGGCATGAATATCCTGTCGTACCTGCTGGTGCGGGAGTTCGTCGAAGACTGCGGCCTTCGCGAAGGGAACCTCGTCATCGACGTCGGCTCCTACGACGTGAACGGAACGTACAAGGGTCTGTTCGCCCCGCCGAAGTTCATCGGGGACAAGCGGTACGTCGGCGCGGACATCCGGCCGGGACCGAACGTGGACGTGATCGTCGGCTCCCCGGAGTGGTACGCGCTGCGGGGCGCGGACGTGGTCATCTCCGGCAGCACGTTTGAACACGTCGAGGACGACAAGCGGTTGATGGCGCAGATTTACGACATCCTGAAGCCGGAGGGATTGCTCTGCGTGCAGGTGCCGTCGGATGGACCGCCGCACGATTATCCGTCGTGGTATCGTAACTACTCGAAGAAGGCGTTGACGGCGCTCGCTCGTGGCGCGGGATTCGAAGTCCTGTCCTGCAGGATTCACCCGCACCCGGAGTTCAAGTTCAACACCTGCATCGCACGAAAACCAAAGGGAGGGGACATGGCGAAGAAGACGGGATTGCCGCAGGACGCAGCGGAGTTCGGCGAGGAACTTACGCTCGCGGTGACGGACGCGCCCGCACCGGAGGCGGGGTCGAGATCGGTGGAGGAGATCGAGAGGCATATCGAGGAAATCGGCTCCGACGATCTTCCGACATTCGGCGGAACGTGGCAGGGGGGCGCGTACATTCAGCAACTCCCCGACGAGCTCGCGCCGTGCATCCACGCGCTGCTCGCGTCCGGCGTTCCGATCAAGTCGTACTTTGAACTCGGCGTGGCGGCGGGCGGGCTGACGCTGCTGATCGACCACTACTTCAAGCCGGAGACGATCGTGCTGCTCGACACGAATCAGCATCCGCGCTGCGTGAACCGCCCGGACGTGCTGAAGGGGATCAAGTACGAGGAGGTCATCGGGGAGTCGGCGGGCGATTCGACGCTCGCTCGCGTGGCGAACCTCGGCTATTCCTACGACCTCGTCGTGATCGACGGCGTTCACTACTACGAGAACGTGAAGAAGGACGTTGCGATGTATGCGGGCTTCCTGCGCAACGGCGGCTTCCTCATGCTGCACGACTCCGCGCTGCACAACTGGGGAGTCCCTCGCGTGGTCGCAGAACTGAAGAACGATCCGGCGTGGGAGTTCATCGGCGAATGGGCGTCCACGAAGATGTCGCCGTGCGGGGTCGCGCTGTTCCAGAGAATCACATGAGCGGACCCGCGACGGGGCAGTCGAAAATATGTTCCGACATCTGCGACGCCCTCGGGCTGAAGCGTTGCCGGAGGCTTGAACTGGTGATGGCGGTGAACAACGTCGTGACCGTGAAGGCGGAGTTCTTCGTCGAGACGGATGCGATGGAGAAGATCGCCGTCGCCCTCAAGGAATACCATCTGGTCGAGAACGAGCCGCCGCCCGCGCCCGCCACTGGCGAACGCGACGCGCCGCCGGAGGAGGGGGAACTGTGAAGTTCTCCTTCGGGGCGCTCGTGAACGATCACATCCGGCTGGACATGTGCCTGCGCCGATCGGAACTGGACCCGGACATTCCCGTCCGGTGCCACTACAACCCGATCTCTGCGGTGGACGGGTATAACAAGATCCTTGACGTCATCGAGCAGGACGGATCGGACGTTGCGGTCCTCGTCCATCAGGACATGTACTTCCGCAACGGATGGCTCGCGCAGGTGGAGGGGCAACTCGCGCTCCTGCCGGAGTCGTGGATTGTCGCGGGCATCGTAGGGAAGTGCATGGAGGGGAAGATATGCGGGAAGTTCCACGACATGCGCATACCGCTGATCTTCAACACGGAGGGGCATCACACGTTCCCGCAGCCCGCGTCGTGCTTCGACGAGTGCGTGATACTCGTCAACATGAAAAAGAAGTTTCGCTTCGACACGGGACTCACCGGGTTCGACCTGTACGGGACGATGGCGGCCTGTCAGGCGTGGGAGATGGGCGGCACCGCGTGGATCATCGACGCCTACGCCGAGCACTACTGCATGAGGCCCTTCAACTGGTTCCCCGACAAGAACTTCGAGGCGATGTTCAAGTGGCTGCACGAACGCTTCCCGAACGCACCGAGGATCGACACGACCGTGCTCGGCGTACCTGAGAAACCCGGACCCGCACGGTATGACAAGACGGCGGAGGCACTGCACGACCTGATTGAAGCGGCGGAGGAAGAAGCGAAGACGCACGCGGAGAACGTCGGCTCCTAACACTCAACCGGAAAAGACCAGAAGGAGGATGGATCATGGCATCTATCGGTGGAAGACTGGCGAAGGTGATGTACGGCAGCGTCGTGATCGCGGGGATCGGGACGTGGAGCATGAGCGGTTTCATCCCCGACGTCGCGGAGGACACGGCGTTCGGCGACACCGTCAAGAAGTGGAAGCGGGCGGGTATCGACGATGCCGGTTCGGTTTCCTTCGAGGGGATGTACGACCCGGCGGACACGAACGGGCAGGTCGCGCTGAACGCTCTCGCCACGAACACGGCGGGCCTCACGAACCTGTATTTCTACGAGTCGACCTCCGTGTTCTGGCGGGTCGCCTCGGGCGGAGAGATCGTCCTCGACAAGTTCAACGTCGTCGGCTTCTCGAAGTCCGGCCTCGCGACCGTGTCGTTCTCCGGCAAGGTGTCCGCGAAGCAGATGGAGCGCGTGTCGTAACGACGTACCAATAAAAAGGGGGATGCACTATGCGGTTTGATCTGTCGAACGAGGCGCAGGGGGAGTGGTTCTCGTTTTTCGGTTCCGAGATCAAGGAGAACGGCGAGGTTCGGTACCTTGACCCGGAGGAAGGCGCGGGGAAGATATGCCTGCGCATCGCGGACCCGGAGGTGATCGAGAAAATCCAAGCGCAGACCCGGAAGAAATCCGCCGAGTTCGCGCTCAATCCGAGGACGCGACAGATGGAGCGCGTTTCCTTCTACGAGCAGACGCCGACGCAGGAGAAGAAGGAACGAGAACTGATCTGGGATCACGCGATCGTGGACTGGAAGGACATCCTCGACCGTGAAGGCGAGCAGATCCCCTGCACGTTGGATAATAAACTGAAACTCATGAACAATCCGCAGTTCGCACGGTTCGTCGGTCGCTGCCTGCAACTCATCACGGGCGCGAACGCACAGACCTCGGAGGCGGAAGGAAAAAACTGATTGGCTGGATAGAGTGGGTGGAGGTGTACCTTCCCACCTGTCCAGCCTGTCAGGACATCTACCTGCGCAGGGACCCTCCTGCGCTGCCGCCGTGCGACGCCTGCCGTGTCGAACTGATGCCGGAGAACAACGACGCCGCGCAGGTCTACCATCTCGTGAAGAGACAGGTCCGGGTCGCACCGGGGTCGGGCATCATCATCGATCTCGACTACGCTGCGGTGAAAGCGGTCATGGACATCTACGGAGTAGGGGACAAGCGCGATTGCTTTGATAAGGTCGCGCGGGCGTTCCATCACACCTTGAGCGAACGGCAGAAGCGGGAGTGACATGGCGAAAATCGACATCGACCTCCAGAAATACGACGGCGAGTTCAAGAAGGCCGGGATGGAACGTGTTGAGCGTGCTGCCGCCGCGATCCGCGACGAGGCGCGTGCGCTCATCACCATCGGGAAGATCACTCGCGTTCCCGGGCGCCGAAAGTACAGGAACAAGGCCGGTCATCTCGTAGAGTCTCCGACCCCCCCGATCTGGATGGAGCGGACGCCGGGAGGGATGAAGAAGACGATCCGCGTCGTGAAGAAGAAGCAGTTCGACAACGTGATGCAGATGGACGTCGGCTCCGGCACGTTCTGGATCGAAGGGAAAGACGTGCGCGTCTATGCCGGAAACTACAAGACATGGTACGCGACGCAGATGGAGTACGGACGCGGGAAGTGGAGGGGCGGGCCGAGGTCGTTTATGCGCCCCGCGCTGAAGAGGGCGGAAGCACTGGTCCGCATGATCATCGAGGGTGGAGTCTGACATGGCAGCGGGGAAGCTGGTCGGCACGATGTTCGTGGAGTTGTCGCTCGACGCCACGAAATACACGAAAGCGCAGCAGGAGATCCTCGCGGGCGCGGAGAAGAACACCGCGAACATCGAGCAGGCGTTCAAGCGCGTCGGCACGACCTCGGACAAGATGTACGAGGCGATGCGCCAGAACATCCTCAACCACCTTGAGGCGATCAAGCGTTCGCACCTGACGACGGCGGAGGAGAAGGTGCGGGCGGAGGAATCCGCAGCCGCGAAAATCCAGAAGATCAACGAGCAGCAGCACGGCAAGCAAACGTCGATGCTCGACTCCATGAAGCAGAACTGGATCGCGACCTCCGTTGCGATCGCTGCGGCATGGGCGACCGTGAACAAGGCGATGGACTGGGTGAGGCTCGGGGCGTCGGCGCAGCAGGCCGAGGAAAGTTTCCGCATGGTCGCTGAGACGGCGGGGGAAAGCGCGACCGAGATCATCGCCGGGATGAAGCGGGCCGCGAACGGCACGGTCGAAGAGTCCGCGATCATGCAGATGGCCGTCAAGGGGATGGTTCTCGACATCAAGGGGAATCAACTCGTAGAACTCATGGAAGCCGCCCGCGTTGCCGCTCGCATGAAGGGCGTGTCCGTGCAGGAGGCATACGAGGGGATCACGAACGCGATCGCCGTGAAACTTCCGAAGTCGCTGCGGCAGTACGGCCTCGTCACGATGGAGGAGATGGTGCTCGTCAAGAAGGCGATGAAGGAAGGCGTGGAGGACGTGGACCTATACACGCTCGCGATGATCAACGCGCACCTGCACGCCGCGAAGTTCGGGCAGGAGATGGCCGGGAACACGGCGGAGTCCGTGCAGAAGTTCGACGCCGTGGTGAAGGAAGCGAAAGAGACGATGGGGAAGACGTTCATCGCCATCCTCGAATCCGTCGCCGCGCTCTGGATGACGATTGGAGCGGGCGCGACCGCCGCCGCTGCAGGGTTCTCGATCCTTATCGGCAGGACGCAGGATTACGACGTGCTGATAAAGCAGTCGGGGGAAATGATGGCGACGGCCTCCCGGCTCATGGGAGTGCAGGGCGATGCGGCGAAGGCGGCGGGGGACTCGCAGGTCGGTGCTTCACAGAAGACGGTCGAGCAACTACAGCAGGAGAAGAAGGAGTGGGTCGCGAACGCGAACGCGCAGATCAAGGCCGCGCAGGACGCGAAGGCTCTGGAGAAGGAGAAGGAGTCGCTCAACAAGAAGATCGTCGAGGACACCCGCAAGACGAACGCGGAGATCGCCGGTATCGGCAAGTCGAACTTCGAGAAGGCGCAGGCGCTCGTCGCGTCGCAGGCGGCGGAGTGGCGCAAGCGCGGGGCGGAGGAGGTCAACGTCAGGAAGTGGGTCGCCGCCGAGACGCTGAAGGCAACGCTGTCGCAGGACGAGGAGATCAAGAAGGCCGAGGAACAGGTTGCGGAGGCCGTCCAGAAAATCAGGGACAAGATGCAGAAGGATTCTCTCGACGCGATCATCTTCAACGCGAAAGAAGAACTGCGCATCGCGAAGGAGACGGAGAAGGGGCAGGAGGACTTCAACAAGCGGTACAAGGAAGCCCTCGGGTTCCGCACGAACCTGCACGACAAGGCGATGGAGACGATCATCCTCAAGGAAGAGGAGGCGATCGCTAAGAACTACGAGGACTGGGAAGCCGGGTACATCACCCTCGCTCAACTCGACGCCGCGAACGCGGCGGAGCGGGCGAAGACCGGGGCCGCTACGGACATACAGTTGACGAAGAAACTCGAAACCGAGGTGCAGTTCTACGCGACCGCGCTCGGCATGGAGGAGAAGTATCGAGAGAAGAAACTCGCGCTGATCGAGAAGGAGCGGCTCGCGAACATCGCCGCAGGCATCAGTTCTGCGGATGCCGCGAAGAAGGCCGCGCAGGAGATCGGGGACCTCGACCAAGCGTTGTTCGTCGCGAAGACCTCTCAACTGAACGCAGCCGCACAGAACATGCAGCAGGCTTTCACGGACATCGGCTCGATGTTCTCGAAGACGTCCAGAGAATACGGCGTCATGCAGGAAGCGGCGAAGGCGATGTACATCGCGCAGAAGATGGTCGCCGTGGCGAACGCCGTTGCAGCCATCGCCAATCAGGGACTCGGGGATCCGTACACCGCGATCCCCCGTATCGCCGCTATGGTCGCGACGATGGCGTCCCTCCTGTCCTCTATCGGCGCGTCCGTGTCCGGGGGCGGCGGTACCCCGGAGGTTAGGACGTCGAGGACCGCGCTCGGGGTGTCCTCGACGGAGAACCTGTCGTCGCCGAAGGATCTAATGGAGATGCTCGACAAGACCTACGAACTTCAGTACCGGGAACTCACCGGGATCAACTCCGGCATAAGCGCGTTGAACGAGAACATCACGAGGTTCGTCACCGGGTCGTTCAAGATGGAGGGCGGGTTCGCGTCGGGCGGGGTACTCGACGTCCAGTCGGCGGGGTACAAGATCGGGGAAATAACCGCGCAGCAACTGATGGACGGCATCCTCGTAGGGATGACGACGTACGCGATCGCGAACAGGCCGATGTACGGCGAGCAGGTGAACGAGATCATGCGGCGGACGCTCTCCGACATCTACATCGACATCCTCGACGTGCTGAAGGAGGGCGCGAAGTTCTTCGGGACCGACCTCGGCGAGATCGGGAGAATCGTGTTCGATGCCGCGACGCTCAACCTCGCGGGCATGGACGCGGAGGAGGCGACTGCCGCCCTTCAGGACTACATCTCGGACGTCGGAGGCGCGGCGGCTGAGAAGTTGTTCGGCGAGATCATAGGGCAGTACCAGAAACTCGGCGAGTCGCTGCTCGATACGCTCGTCCGGCTCATGACGGAGTATTCGGTCGTCAGCGATGTGCTGGAGAGAACGGGGCAGCACCTCCACGGGGCAACTCAGGAGGCGCTCGCATTCGTTGACTCGCTCGTCGAGATCGCGGGCGGACTTGAGAACTTGCAGGAACTCGCGGCGAACTACAACGAGATGTTTTTCTCGGAGGCGGAGCGGCTCGCGCAGACCTTTCAAGATGTCGTGAGCGGCTTCGGGACGATCAACGACAGGACCGGGCTGAACCTCGCCATGCCTTCCACGCGGGAGGAGTTCCGCGCCCTTGTCGAGTCGCTCGACCTGACGACGGAGTCGGGGCGGCAGGCGTACATCATGCTCCTGCGACTCGCCGACTCTGCCGACGAACTGTACTCCGCGCAGGAACGCCTGACGCAGCAGTACGAGGATCTTCAGGACAGGCTCTTGAGCCTGCAAGGGGACGATGGCGCGATCCTCGCGAGGCAGCGCGATCGAGAACTTGCCGCGACGGACACGCAACTCCATTCACTGCTGAACGCGATCTACGCGCAGGAGGACTACAACGTCGCCGTCGAGAACGCGACGAAGGCGCAGGCCGACTACGATCAGGCAGTACAGGCGACGATCACCGCGCAGGAGAACCTGAACACCGCGACGGACCGTCTCGCGGCAGCACATCAGGCGGCGGCGGACGCGGCACAGGCGGTTATCGACGCTCAGGCAAACTACGCGAGCGCGGTCGAGGACGGCGTGCAGCGCGTCACGGACGCGCAGGCCCGGTACGATCAGGCTATCGTCGACGGGGCGCGGAGAGTCTCCGACGCGCAGGCGAAGTACAGCGAGGCCGTCGCCGACGGTGCGGCGCGCGTCGCGGACGCTCAGGCGAGGTACGAGGCCGCAGTGACCGACGGCGCGAAGCGCGTCGCCGATGCTCAGGCGAAGTACACCGACGCGGTGCAGGCGTATCAGGACGAGGTCGCGAAGCAGGCGCTGGACGCGCAGGTGAAGGCGCTGGAGGAGAGACTGAAGCTGGAGTCCGACGCGCGGAAGGCGGAGATCGACGCGCTGGAGACGCAGAAGGCGTTCTACGAGGATCAGGCGAGACTGTTCGACGATCAGATCAACGCGCAGCAGGACGTCGTCAACAGGCTCCAGTCCGTCTCCGCGACAGTCCGGGCGTGGATCTCCGGGATGTCCACGAGCAACCTCGCTCCGGTCCAGTCCCGCGATGCATGGGAGGCGCAGTACCAGTCGTTGAAGGGGGCGGCTTCGGCGTCGGGGGCGCAGGAAGCGGACGTGTCCGCGTTCCTTGAGTTCGCGAAGCAGTACCTTGAATATCAGCGGGCCTACGGCGGCGACTACCTCGCGATCTACGATCAGGTCATGTCGGACGTGCAGTCCATCGGGGACGTGGCGGACGAGCAGCTCGTCATCGCGCAGGAGCAACTCGACACGACGAAGGCGGCGGCGGAGGACGCGAAGGCGAACGCGGAACGGATTGCGACCGCCGTCGAGCAGGCGCAGATCGCGGACGAGCAGGCGAACGCAGCGGGACAGGCCGCGATGGACGCGCTGAACGCGACGGCGGACGACTCCGCGCAGCGGCTCGCCGATCTCCAGAGGGCGATCGACGAGGCGGCTCAGGGGATCCTCGATGCGCAGGTGGAGGCGGATCAGGCCGTCGCCGAGGCAGCGCAGGCGATCGTCGACGCGCAGGTCGAGTCCGACCAGAACATCGCAGAGGCGGCGCAGGGGATCATCGACGCGCAGGCAGACGCGGCGAACGCGATCGCGGACGCGCAGCGAGGCGTCGAGGACGCGGTCAAGCAGGCGGACGAGAGCGCGAAGAACGCGGCGGAGGCGATCCAGCGGGCGATCGAGAACCAGACGAAGACGGAGGAGGCGGTCAGGAAGGCAGCGGAGGAGATGGTACTCGCGCAGAAGGCGTTGAAGGACGCGCAGGAGCGTGAGATCGCCACGATGAACAACCTCGTCGCGGCGCAGCAGCAGCAAGCGTCGGCGATGGCGAACCTCGCGTCGGCGATGGCGGCGCTCGCAGCGCAGGGACCGCCGATCGTGAACGTCACCGTCAACACCCCGGCAGCGTCGACGACGCCCGACACTTCTTACGGATATGGAGCGCAGGCGAACGCCGCGTTCACCTATGCATATTCGAACGATCAGCCGATTCAGGATTCCGTCGCTTCATATCTCGGGTATAGTTCGTCCCGTGGCATCCCCGGGTACACCTACCTCCCCGCCGCAGACATAGCGCAATCGTATTGGGTTCCGACCGATCAACTGGAATACTGGAAGTCCGCGTTCTCGCAGTTCGGGTACTTCGGGCAGGACGGCGGGTTGATGACGAGTCCGACGATCGGCGGGGAAGCCGGTCCAGAATGGTTCGTTCCGACCTATGAACCGGAGCGGAGCAAGTTTCTTCGTGATGCCCCGGATTCGTTCTGGGAGAACCTGTCGCAGCAGGGAGGCGACGCGGGTAGATTGAATGGTGGATCGAGCGGCGAGATGACGTTCCATCTCGTCACGGTCCTCGATGGCAAGGTCGTCGCCGAGAGCGTGGCGAAGCACATCCCTCGGAGCGCAGAACTTTCTGAGGCGATCAAAGGCGTGGCGAGGAGGGGATAGGGATGGCGGCTTCCGAGATGTACGACTTCCTGTCCACGATCACCCCCGACTACAACGCGACGCTCTCGCTCTCAGCGAAGGGGGTCGTGTCCGAGGAGTCGCAGAAGAACGGGATGATCCATCTCGGCGTGGACGGAAGCGAGGAGCGCATCTCGTTCAATACGAACTCGATCTACTACATCAACATCAGCCTCGGTGTGCTGAGCGAAGCGGACTCCGGCACGGTGTTCGACTGGTACAACGATTCCGCGAAGGCGAACGGGATGCAGCGTTCCTTCAAGTACGCCTTCGGCGACGGCCACACCTATGTCGTCCGGTTCGATTGCAAGTTGACGCGCAGCGGGAAGCGCCTTACGAGTTACTCCGTGGACGGCGTCCGCTTGAAAGTTCTCGGAAGGATCGCAGACTGATGGAGACGTTCTCCACGCGACAGAACGCCATTATCGCGGCGTCGAACAAAACCGTCTACTGGCTGTTCCGCGTGACGGACTCGTACCACGTCAGTCACTACTGGTCTACCGGGTCCGTCGTGTCTTCGGGCAACGAGCAGATTCTCAAGAACGTCGTCGAGTCGCCCGGTGTGTACGACGAGAAGGAGTGGGAGAGGGAGCACGAGTTCCGCATCATCAACTTCTCCGGCATCACGATGCGGCGGAACAAGAGCGAGTCGGGTATCCACGCGCCGAACGACGTGTCCTTCTCCATCCTGAATCCGACCAACGAGTTCGAGGCGGCGAGTTTCATCGGTCGTGAAGTCCGCATCTGTCTTGTTCTCGACGACGGGAACGGGAGGGAACTGTGCGGGGCGTGGCGGTTCAGGATCAACAACGCATCGCCGAGCAATCAGGTTCTCGACATCACCTGCGAGGACTTCCTACAGTTCCACCTGTTCGGCGTATATCCGAACACGCAACTCATCGACGAACTGTACCCGTCGATCTACGGAGTCGCGCAGGACACGGTCTGCGTCGCAGAACCGTACGGAACCTGCTATATCCCGCTCCGGTCGATCTACGCGAACTCGGACCGATATTATGTCCTCGGTCCTTCGACGTATATCTATTCGATCTCCGAGGTCCGTTCCCCTCGTGAGTGCGGCACGAAGATCACGTGGGCGAGTCCGACGTATACGTTCCAGCAGACGGTGTACTCCGGGTGGAAGATATTTCAGCCGTTGATCGCGGGCGGGTCAAACGGCGTGTTTCTGTCGGGGACGAAGATCCTCGACGTGCCGACGAAGTTCTCGCGCTCGGGCACGGCAAGCATGACGAACCCCGCAGACATCCTCCGGGTCGTCTTGCGGAACATGGGGGTGCAGGACTACGACCTCGACATCGCGTCCTTCGATGCCGCGCACGCGACGTTCGACTCGTGGGGGCTGACGTGGAACTTCGCCTTCTGGTATCGGGAAGACCGCATCAAGGTGATCGCGAAACTTCTCTCGATGTGCCACGCCTGTTTCATCGTTGGAGAGAAGATCTCCCTCAAGGTTCTGTCGAAGACGTCGCAGGCGACGATCACCACTGCTTCCGTATTGAAGGGGCAGGAGGTCGGGCCGGACACGTTCAGGTATGCGACGTCAGTCCTCGAGAACGTGTCGGACGGCGGGTATGTCGCCTATCAGGTCACCGGTGAATCGCAGGATGAGTTCCTAAAGTGTTCTGTCCCGGCGAAGTCCACGACGACCGCGATAGACACGGAGATCATCGTCTTCCCCGGAGTACAGAACACGCAGCACGTCCAGAAACTCGGGACGTTGTACTTCCAGAGGAAACTCCTGAAGAGCGCGGACGTATCGTTCAACGCGAAGGGGACACTCCTCGCCCTCCGACCCGACGACGTGGTGACGATCGCTCACCCCGACTATGGAGGGACGTATGACGTGATGGTCAGCGAGATGACCGTCCTTCCAGATGTCTCGCTCAGTTTCAAGTGCCAGCGGTTCTCCGTCGCGTTCGACGATTGGGGGGACTTCACTCCGGGAGCGATCACCCCGAGCACGGCATCCCCGGTGACGCCGTATCAGCCGGTCATTTCCGGTCCAGACGGAACGGCGTCTTCCGGCACGCCGCCGAACGTGCTGCCGGGGCGTCTTCGGATCGGAGACGGCACGTCCTTCATCCTGCTCGATCCCGCGCCGCCGATCAATGTCGCCGTGTACGAGGCATCGACCGAGCGGCTGCGGATCGGGAATCTGCGCGATTTTGTCGGTGTTGGCGCTTCCAACGTTTACGGGTTCGGCATCGGCAACGCAGCGGGAACCGGCTTCAAGGCGAAGATCACCGCGTCGGAACTGTACCTCGGGAGCACGGGGAACTATCTTCAATACGTCGGCGGGGTGCTGACGCTGCGCGGGCAGTTGAA